CTTTAGGCACTTTAGGCACTTTAGGCACTTTAGGCACTTTAGGCACTTTAGGCACTTTAGGCACTTTAGGCACTTTAGGCACTTTAGGCACTTTAGGCACTTTAGGCACTTTAGGCACTTTAGGCACTTTAGGCACTTTAGGCACACCCCTAGTAGGCTCCTTAAGTCCCCTCTTCATATATAAGGAATTCTATTATACTATTATTTATTTATTTACATTTTTACGAAAGATACCTGTCGCTACCTTCTTAGACGATGCGTGCCCGCTTTTGTATTTTTGTTTTGCCTTGTTCGCTAATATAAACGCCTTCTTCTTATGGTCGCATCCCTCGCTTATTATCTTGTAATCCACAGCAGCCGCTTTGCCCGATGTTAAAGAACTGGCTAATCTAGCGAGCCCCCACGATTGCGGTGTTTGGTTTGGACGAGAGCCTGACGAATAGTATGCTCCTTCGCCCTTCCTAATAATCTTATTGAGCGTATCTAGAGAACATCCTGTCTTTACTGCTAGTTCCTTTGTGGGTGCTATGTTAGCAACTTTGTATATTTTGCGTGCATTCTCTATGTGATTAGATTTCTTCGGTTTAAAAGACGCTACCTTCTCACGGTTATAATAGATGCCCTTCGCATATTGCTTTTGCGATTTTACAAGCATCTTCAGTTGCTTCTGGTTATCCTTGGCGTTTAGCATCTTCGGCAAATACCGCATAGGGAACTTTATGGGCTCGCTATTTGCTTTTTGGGTTGGCTTCATTATGTATCTTTATTAAGATATAAATATAAATATAAATATAAATATAAAAAATGATATAAAGACCATATAATAAATGATACATAGTTATACATTATTATAATGCTCTCTGGCGAATGCTCGTGTCCCTGTGGTGGCGGTCAATCGTGTATCGTGGATAGACGAGAATTGAATGATTGGGTGCATGAAGACGACATCTTCGTTAAAAATAAGTTGCCTTTGCGTAAGAACTGTCATCAAGAATATACCGAGGCACAGTTAAACGCCCTAGATAAATTTATGACGGATGCTAGTATTGACTAGGTTGTTATGCGTAATACAAAGTAATATTCCTTTCTAATCCCACTTTTCTCCCTTTGAGTATTTCAAAATTGTGGAGAATATGTCGCACAAAGGGGGCTGTATCTGTTAAATCTGGTCGTTTTGCTTGTAAGATTGATGATGGTGATTTCCTTAGGAGTTCTAACTTTTGTTTCTGGCTATTAGTTAGAATTTCTAACTTTTGTTTCTCGCCATTACGGGATTTTCTCTCATCAAACCTTATAACAGGGGTCAATAAATATTCATATTCTTTTTTAAAATACTGATGCTCTTTTAGGACATCTTCGCTAGCAATTTTTCGGTGATACTCAGCATAATTATAAATAAAGACGATTGTATCGTATAATTGCCGCACGGTCTCAATATGTCCGTCCTTATATATGTTTATAACCGTCATATAATCTTGCGATACATCCTCATTCGCAGGGATAACTTGGTATCCTTTATCCTTCATACCAAAGAGCCGTCTAAAGCGGGAGCCTACACCGCCTCGCTTTGCTGCGCTACGCTTCTTGCCTGCCTTGGCTGGCTTTGCTGCCTTGGTTCGCTGCTTGCCGCCTAGAGTTCCCCGAGTTCCTCGTCTTCTAACAATCTCTAAATATTCTTTATAATTTCTTTCACCGGCAGTAGTCCAGAACTTCTGGTTAATAATACTTTCAAGTTCTTTTATCTGTTCTGTTAATAATTTTAATTTCTCATCAAGGCTTACCAGAGACATTTTATTAAGCCTTGTCTTTTCATTAACCATTACAACAAGTGCCTTATTTTCCTGTATGGTATATTTTTGTATCTCTTCTAATTTCTTTTTATCGCTATATTGGGGGTTCTTGAGAATTGTGGATATATGAGCGTGTTGCTTACTTGCTATTTTTTTTCCTGTATTTGGATGTCCTAGGCTCTTCCATATATGTTCCAACTCCTCATAATAACTGTAGGTTTCACTTGTATAACTTTGTAATCCCTTTTCTCTTAGAAACAACTCAATTTGTCTAACCTCTGCCTCTATATCAACCTTTTTATTTCCCTGTTTATATTTATATCTAACGGACTTGATTTTTTCAGCAAATCTTATCAATTTGTTTATGACACCTTCTTTAAAATGCGGATGAGCCATAATATATTTCACATTCTCAATACCCGATAACATACCTATACAACAAACAGCAAAATCATCAATAAATCCTAGCATCATATCAATATAATATATCGCTAGAAACTTAGAGGGATATTCTGTTTCTGTCGTAGCGGCGGAAGCGGCGTGTGCGTTAGCGTGAGCAGCGTGAGCGGCTAGCATAGCGGCTGGAGAACGCATACTATATAAAGGAGCATTAGCACCAACCGTAGTTTCATACGAAGGCGGCGGCGGCGATGTTCTCCTAGCGGCTTGTGGCGAAGCCTGTTTTACAGCCGCCGTAGCCCATCTAGCGGGAGACCTAGCGGCTTTTGGCGAAGCCGGTGATGTATTTAAACTTCCACTTCCTATATCTATAAATACGGGCGACTTGGGAGAACGGGGCGACTTGGGAGTTCTAGGCGTTCTAGGCGACTTACTCCTTGGCTTTCTTGAACCTAACATATCTATTCTATATAGATGTCTAGAAAATATATAAATATTAGGCGTAATATTATAGCGGCGACATAATGAAGAAGACCACATCTATAACCTACAATATAGAGACTATAAAGGATACAACAAGCGCATCTGGTAATGCTTTAGCATCTGGTAATGCTTTAGCATCTGGTAATGCGCCTATTTTTATCTTTCTATACCAGATAGAAGCCCTTATATTTGTGTAAGAACGCATCGTTTTTATTTTAACTTCATATTCCAAAGTTATTTTCAATATCTGTAATACTCTTCTTCATCTTTATTAAATTCTTATCAATTATGAATTCTAATTGCGAGTTTAATATTTCATTATGTTTTCTTCTTACTGCTATTTCTTCTGTAGTCCAGACTACTTTTGGTGATACAAGTTTAGGCGAAGAGCCTTTAACAAATTGTCGTAAGTTGTCATTATATAATGGTTTAGGTTTATCGTAAAAATGGTTGTATTCCTTCTTAAACCTTGCACGCATCTTCACATCTACTTCCAATATATAGCCACCGAGTAAAGAAATAAACGCATATATATTTTGAAAATTCGTATTATTGGAGTGTTTATATTTATTCAATACTGATATTTGTTGGTTCATAACCCTAGGTTGTCGCTTTCTTAATACTCTGCGAAACATTTTTAAGATTGGAGAGTAATTAACACCTCCACTTTGACTATTAAACCTTCTAACTCTATCTACGCCGCTTCCGCTGCTTCCGCTGCTCCCGCTGCCTTGTGATTTTAGAATATATTTTATAAACCTTTCTTTAGCCTTTTCATTTACCCAGATATCATTAATAATATCTATTAAATCTTTGATAGTTTTATATTGGCTTTCTAATTTAATGTTAGTGGTTGTAATATCTATGTCTTTAAACAGCGCTAGAACATCTTCTACTACCCTATTTTTAATAAAATAACGCCGCATATATTCTTCAACACTCGCATCTGTCTTCATCACACTAATATCATTAAACAGCACGGTCATTCTATTTTCAACTTGCCCTCTTGTAAAACCATTAACCTTATATAAATAACTTCGTAAATAGTTGTATAACCTTATGTCTTGCTTGTCTTTCATAGTCTTCTTAAATAATATGAAATCTATGTAATCATAATTTTCGCTAATATCTATTGTTGTCCCGTTTAATGTGGTATATTTATATTGTTCTCTCTTAATTCTTTTTTGAAACAATAATAACTTGTCTATTGTCTCCTTTTTAAATAGTTCGGGTTTTATATAGTAGCACGCATTTACCTTTTGTAATATATCGGTTATATTAGAAGCAAAACTGTAAATAGCATCATATAACTTTGTAATATAAAATACCTCTAATAACACTAATAACTTTTTAGGGTGTTTCTGTGGTAATAAATCATAATATTGCGATAAATTATCTGTTGGAGACTTTGGTATTATTCTTGCTGCTTTAGGAGGATTAAGCCTAGCAGAAGCAGACAGAGAGCGACTAACAGATGAAGGAGGCGAATATATAGGATTTGGCTGTGCTAGCGGCGGCGGGTTGGATATATGTAATATGTTTGATAGAGATGACGGTGATGATGTAGGGCTATTTATTATATTCATTCTACAATATACAATATATATTATATAAACATAAATTATATAAATAATATGTGAATAAATATAAGCAAGCATAACAGCGTAGCAGCGGCGACATAATGAAGAAGACCACATCTATAACCTACAATATAGAGACTACTGGAGGATTTTCTACGACCGAATTAGAATATAAGGATTATGTTAAGAATGATAAGGGTGAAGAGAACCTGCTACATTATAAGGTTAAGAATGTGATGAATTGCGATGAACTGAAGGCTATAACGGATACGACTAGAGTATCTGGGGATACGACTAGCGTATCTGGGGATACGACTAGCGTATCTGGGAATGCTAGCGCTGCTAGCAGCGTGAGCGGCGTATGCGAGACCTTCAACAAGATATACAAGGTGGCTGATACGATAGATGAGACTGTAGGTGTTTCTAGTAATAACGACGACTGGCGGATACACGAATATAAGAACCACAAGTTAGATAAGGAATATCAGCAGGAATACGAGACCATCAAGTTTGATATTAAGAGCGACCTATTAGAAAATTACAAGAAGCAGGGGTATATTGAGAATAAATAGATAATTTATTTTTTTATTTATTATTTACAAATAGATAATGAATAATAATTTGTATGACGCGAAGACAAGCATTTGCTCGGACGACTGTTGGAAGACCGCTAAAGAACTACACAACGCTAAAATAACCGATTACAATCTGCTCCCAAATAACTTCGCCAGTTGCGAAAATCCTAATGTTAGGATGACAGAGGGCTATTTGGAACACCCTAATTTACGAGGACGCCCAGGATATGGTTTGGCGGACGACTGTCTAATAGACAACTATTCTATGCTACGCAATAATCCCGACGGTTTGACGCACGACAAATGTAAGATACAGTTAAACAACCGCATCTTCACATCGGGTCCTAGTCTGCGATGCGGAGCAGGAAACATCGGTGAAGAACTGAACCTGATTGAAGGCACCAACACTAACCCTTATATGTGTAAGAAGCAGATAATGGAGAAAGAAATGAATAACTTTATACCGCTCTTGGATTTTATGAAAGATATCCAAGACCCCAACAATATCGTGCCTGTATGGACGAATGGCGGCGAAGATACGCGGTCTTATATACATCGTGCGGAGTTTAACAAGAATTGTAATTGGGTAGGGCGTAATAAGAATATGACCGTATAATATTTTGTTATACCTGTATTATATAACTAAATTATACTCGTATAAATAAAAAAAATATTATATAATAGAAGATAATATGAGTTTTAATAGGACGACATACGATACCTGTTCTTACAAGCAGGATTTACAGGAGAATGTATCAACCCTCAGTTATGTTCTATCTCCATATAGATACGAACACGAAAATAAATGCCGCCACCAACTAGGATTTGTCGGTGGAACCGCTGTTTCTCATGTGCAAGGAAACCTCGTGGATTTAGACAGCGAACTACGAGGACAGACCCGCATCATCTCTAAGTGCGGTGCTAACCTGTATGTCCCCACGAATGATGGGATAATCAAGAATGACAAGACGGCTCCTATTGATACCACGCTGCTACATTTGCCCGCTTGTCAATCCATAATGTATCGTGAGGTGCCGCTGCCGCCCCACATAAACTACAATAAATGTTCGTAATGACGGAGCGGCGAAGCGACCCGACATTCTTAATTCTTTTTATAATTATATTATGATATCTATAATATCGCTAGGACTAGCATACTAGCCTGTCGTCTAGTATGCTAGCCTGTCGTCTAGCACAGACCGCCCAAATAATTTACGAGGAGATACCAGACGAGGTAGAATGGTCCGAGCATAAACGCTATAAACGCAAAGAGAAGCCGAGCCATAATGTTGTCTATCATTCCTTTCCAAGTGCAACTGAAAGACAGGTATGCCGCAAAGACCGATATCAATAATGTTAAAATATATAGCAGCACAATACAGATATGGTCTATTATACCCCAGCGATAGTAGTAGTTGGCGTTGTATCCTCGCATAAGCAGGTATATGGCGCTGATTATATCGTATTTTAACCCGTCATTCTCTATTATCTCGCCATTCTTATCATAGAGGTTATTATAGTCATTATGGAACCCCTCAGTCGCTCTCGCTCCCGCTGCTCCAGCCGTCTTTCGGTTAGTTCCATTTATTATCTCTAAATAAGTTGCGAATAAAGGTAATATAAGCATATCTATTTATTTATGTATAAAATAATATATTATTTTATTAGATATGAACCAATATATAGATACGAGGTTGAATTACGACAGTTGCAGTTATAAGGAGCAGTTAAAGAGGGCTGTAGGTCCCGGACTGTATCACCTAGAGACCCCTTATAACGATTGTGTGGAGTGTTTCCAAGATGTCCCTGACGACCCCTCTTTAAGATACCAAAACTACGGACAAAATACCTGTAGTATGAAAAAGGCTGTAGATGACTCGAGTGAGTTGCTCGGTTTAAACTATAAGAATACCAAGTGTAATGCGGACGAATATCTACCAGGACGCTACGAGCCTACTGGATGTAATATTAAAGGAGCCGTTAAGCCCCGTTCCTGTATAGCCCCTCGTGAAGATACGAGGCTTTCTAACCCGCCTTGCACCCTAAAGGAGACAGGTATTAACCGCTGGGAGTGGCTGTGCTTTGACCCGCAGGCACGGGCGATTGAGGCGTTTGACAGGATACCGGTTAATTACAGGATGGTTGCGAAGGATAACCACATTCCCTGTATTGAATTGCCTGAAGACCAATCAGGGTTCTTGCCGAAGGCGAATGGTGCTAAATTAATGGGCGACTTGGAAGAGTGGAAAAACAAGGCTAAGGACAATCAAGCATACGCCCCAGGATACCCTTACGGCACGATGTATCCCAGCGTTAAATGTAAGAACTAATGCCCGCAAGCCTTTGGCGTAGCCCGCAAGCCTTTGGCGTAGCGTCTTATTTTGTTTTTTATATAAATAGAGTTATACTTATACTATTTTTTTCCCATCATTCATTAAAGATTAATAATGGATTTATACTCTAACGACATCCTGTCTAATACTAATAATGTTCGGTATAACGATACTAACGACACTAACGATATCCCTTCTATGAATAACATATACAGTTCTTCATACTGGGACAAGGTGAAGGCGGACGAACAGAAGCGGAGCGACAAGTTATATGAGAAGGCTAAATCGCCATTTGAGACAGGGATTGTCGCTAAACCCTCGTATGCCGATATGTTCGCTAGAATTGATGCGGAGGACGGCAGCGGTAGCGGCGGTAGCGGCGGTAGCAGAATGACAGGAAGCGGAAGCGGCAGCGGAAGCGGTAGCGGCAACGGCAGCGGCAGCGAGAACTTCGTATCTTCTTTAACCGGTGAAAGGATAAACAAAGGGGACTTTTCGCATAACAATATGACCCCTTTTTTACGCAAGAATGTGACGCAGAATACCAACATAGAGAATATGTCGTCGGTGTTTGATACCAAGACAGGGAACAACCAGTTCTGGCAAAAAAAGCAAGAGGTGCCGTGTTTATTTAAGCCCGAGATGAATGCTGGAGGAAATGTGTGTAGTATGAAGAATAACGACGACTTCTTAAAGTCCAGAATAAACAACTCATCGCGAGTGAATAACTTTTTTCCTATAGAGAAAATACGAGTAGGTCCTGGTATCAATAAAGGATATGACGCAGCACCTAGCGGAGGATTTCACCAAATGGATACCGCTGATTACGCTAAACCTCGCACGCTAGACGACCTGCGAAGCAAGATTAACCAGAAAGAGACCTATTTTGAGATACCGATGCAAGCACCCCCCAAAGGCATAGAGCAGCGAGGCGTGATAACGCCGTTTGACAAGAACCGACCTGACACAAACTACGAGGTTACGCCGGATATGTGGCTAAAAACTACCGGCGCAGTTATGAAAGATGCGGAGAGACCGGCAGAAAATGTAAGACCTACCGCGCGCCCCGAATTCCACATAGAATACAAGGGTGCCGCTAAATACGGCGAAAATGCCCCAGGACAAGGAATAGAGAATGATTACGGTAAAAACGCCATTATGCTATATGACAACGAGCGGATGACGACCGAGACCCGCACAGTAGTTTCTAATGTATCCTCGCTAGTTAAGGCGATTGTAGCACCTATAATGGACGCTCTAAAATATACTATGAAAGAATATACGGTTGAAGCGGAGCGTGCTGTAGGCAACCCTAGCATCCAGATACCGAGCAAAGCAACTACCTATGACCCTGACAATCATATTATGAAAACCACGGTGAAAGAAACCACGATACACGACAGCGAGACCATTAATCTTACGGGCAACAAAGAGACCTACACGGCTTTAACCGACGACGCCAAGAAGACTGTGAAAGAAACCACCCTATATGACAGCGAGACTGTCAATCTTACAGGGAACAAAGAGACCTACTCAACTATAACTGACAACGCCAAAACAACTGTGAAGGAAACCACGATACACGACAGCGAAAGCATCAATCTTACGGGGAACAAGGAGACATACTCGGCATTAACGGACAGTGCTAAGACGACCGTTAAAGAAACGATGATACACGATACGAATGTAGCGAATATCAAGGGTGAGAAGGGTGTCGGCTATATAATGTTTGACGAGAACGATGCGAAGAAGACGCTCAGGCAAACATTACCGAAGATAGATAGCGTCCGCAATATAGGAGGCACGACTTACAAGGTGACGCTTTATAACCCTGATTTAGTCGCTAAAACCACGATGAAAGAGACGATGATAGTCGGCAAGTCAGCAAACGGGTTCTTAGGAGGGATACTGGAGGGATTGTTCGGTGGTTATATGAGTGCTAATGTGGAACTGAAGAATACCCACAAGCAATTTATATCAGACACCAACGAGTATGGTATAGCGGGTGCGGGTGCTGGTGCGGACTTCAGGCAAACGGACAGGACTGCTGACGAAAATGCTGAGATTGACGGGACACGAGAGGGTATAATGATGAGTGCGGGATATACGCCCAATCCTGGAAATGTTAATATTAACGCTGACCCTGCCGATATAGAGATGACTACTAAGAAGCCTTTTGAGAACAGCATAGCCGCACGAGGCACCGGAAATGTCGGGATGATTTATCAGTCGTCGCCGGTATTTGACAACTGTAGTATTACCAAGATGCCCGAGAAATCCAACGCATTCTCTAACAGGCTAGACAGCGATTTATTGGAGCCGATGACTACCAACGAATTCGCCATAAGGATTAACCCGATTAAGAAAGGATGCAAAGCCTAGAAAACCATATAAGGATAAGCGATACCCAAAAGGCATTTAGAGGGATACCTAAAAAATGATATAAAAATAAGGATATAGCAATAAAGACATTATGACGACGCCTGCGGCTACGGCTACACCTGCTACCGCTACGGCGAACATATCACCGCTCAGGTATCCTGGAGGAAAAACGAGGGCTTGTAAGGTGATAGAAAGCGTAATTAAAGAGCATTTTGACATAGCCTCGTATAACACAATTATTTCTCCATTCTTCGGCGGTGGCTCATTTGAGTTTTATATACAGAACAAATATGGGCTAGCAATAAAAGCGAATGACAAATTCACGCCATTATATAATTTTTGGAAACAGGTGAAGACAGATAAAAGGGTATTATGTGAAGGATTACGAGCGATTGAGGCAGTTTCTAAAGAACAATTTGTGGACTATCGCAAAACAATTATGGGACTGGACGCTAACATTTTACAACAGGCGATACAATACTTTGTAATAAATAGGTGTTCTTTTAGCGGCTCCACTTTGTCTGGAGGATTTTCGCTAGAAGCCGGTAATAAACGCTTTACACAATCATCAATAGATAGAATAGAGGCACTTGATTTTACAAACATAGAGATTTATAATGAGGACTTTTATGATTTTATAATGAATAATGCTAGCGACGCCGACGACGCTTCCTTACTATTCTTAGACCCGCCATATTATTTAGAGAATAAATCTAATAAACTTTATGGTAATAAAGGGGATTTACATAGCGGCTTCAATCATCTAGCGTTATTTGATTTGCTAAAGAGCCGCACGGACTGTAAGAACTGGGTGCTAACATACAATAATTGCGAGTATATTAGAGACCTCTATAAAGACTTTAAGATAATAGATGTGAAATGGAGTTATGGTATGAACGCCACAAAGGCTTCAGCAGAGATTATAATAGTTTCTCATAAAACCGGTAATTCGCTAACTCATTCCCCCTCATAAAACCATATAAGAATAACCTATATTATATAGTATGTAGCGGGATTGGGAACAACCCTTGCTACACCATTACAATTGTTCGCGTGGCCTAATCGGTTAGGGCGTCGCTCTTATGAAGCGAAGATTATGGGTTCAAGTCCCATCGTGAACACCTATTTTTTATTATATAAATATATGAGAAATCAATATATTTAGATATCCAGATACTTTAACATACCTTCACATATCCTAATGAATAAGATAGCATTCCTTTTTTTGATATACGACGCTATCAATCACGAACATCTCTGGCTCAACTTCTTTAATGGAATAGCAAAGACCAAGTATAACATTTATATTCATTATAAAACTGACGATAACTTAGAGTTCTTTAATGACTATAAGATAAATAAGAGTAAGACGATAGATACTAGATATGCTGACATATCTATAGTGAAGGCACAAAATGTCCTTTTGCGAGAAGCCTTAAAGGATAAAGACAATAAACACTTTATATTTTTGTCGGGCTCTTGTATTCCTCTAAAATCCTTTAAGTATATTTATAATTACCTAGACCCTAGATATTCGTATTTCCATATAGCAGGTAGCGAGGATTGTTTCCCTGATTGTGCCGTAGCCCTTAAATATATACCAAAAGAGCATATAAAGAAGTCGGCACAATGGTCTATCCTTAATAGGAGACACGCTGAGTTGTTAGCGAATGCCGGTAATTACTTACTATGGTTTAAGGATACTTATGCTCCTGATGAATTATGCTATATATCTTATCTTTCGTATTTTTATAATAATTCGCTAGACAAGGAGATAATAGCAACATCCTATGACGCACCACCAGAGATGGCGACGACTTTTGCGAACTGGGAAGATATGAATTATAAGTATGTGGCTGACAGAGAATTAAAGAATTATAAGAGTATTAGCGAGGAGGAACTAGAGCATCTATTGAAGAGCCCTTGTTTATTTGGTAGAAAGTTTAAGCCGTCGTGCTATTACTCCCTAAATAAGAGGTTTTATTATGATGTTATTAGAGATAGCAGCGATAGCGGCGATAGGAAATAGGAATGTATGATATTATTTATAAATTATTATTTATTTTTCTAAAACTCTAAAAGTAAAACTCCTTTTATCTTTATGATACCAGTAATGGTAATATGATGTTCTAATGATTAGCAAATCACGCTAAACTATGCTATATATCCTCCTTAAATCGCCTAGTAATGCTAATGATACAGCATAGAGAACATCAGGAATGACAATAGAACGATGTTAAGAGGTGTCTCCTATAATTATTACTTAACTTTATTTATTATTATCTTTTATAAACTTAGAAACTTTTTACTATTTCTAAAAACTTTTACAACTTTATATTTTCCTAAAAGTTTCTAATTTATCTAAGTCTTCCTCGCATTCGCTAAAATACCTAGTATTTTTCTTTTTATCTTTTATGACATCAGTAATGGTAAGAGACAACCTCTATATTATCTTAGTGGTCGGCAGCGAAGCAGCACGGCTAGTGCCCTAGGATTTGCGAGGGATAGAACATAGAGAACATCAAGTATGGTTATAGAAGTCTCCTATAATTATTACTTAACTTTATTTATTATTATCTTTTATAAACTTAGAAACTTTTAACTATTTCTAAAAACTTTTACAACTTTATATTTTCCTAAAAATCTCTAAAAGTTTCTAACTTATCTAAGTCTTCCTCGCATTCGCTAAAATACCTAGTATTATTCTTTCTATCTTTTATGACACCAGTAATGGTAAGAGACAACCTCTATATTATCTTAGTGGTCGGCAGCGAAGCAGCGCGTCTAGCGCCCTAGGATTTGCGAGGGATAGAACATAGAGAATATCAAGTATGGTTATAGAAGTCTCCTATAATTATTACTTAACTTTATTTATTATTATCTTTTATAAACTTAGAAACTTTTAACTATTTCTAAAAACTTTTACAACTTTATATTTTCCTAAAAATCTCTAAAAGTTTCTAACTTATCTAAGTCTTCCTCGCATTCGCTAAAATACCTAGTATTATTCCTTTTATCTTTTATGACACCAGTAATGGTAAGAGATGTATTCTAGAAGTGTTATGCGATATCTCGCATCATATATTAAGAGTATTTATGCTTCGCATATTTCCTTATATAGTATGCGATATCCCGCATTATATACGAGAGGATACTAGGTTAGGTTATAGAAGATACCTATAATGGTTATAGAAGATACCTATAATGGTTATAGAAGATACCTATAATGATTATAGAAGATTACCTATAATGATAATAGAAGATGCCTAGAATTATTACTTAACATTATATTTTCTAAAACTTTCTAAGTATCCTTACTTATCTAAGTATCGCTAGCATACCTAAGTAATACCACAAATGGTCTCCTACAACTATTATTTCAACTTACTAGAAAAACTGACAAGATACACAGATTATATTTATTTATACATTATAATTAGAAGAGCGTTATGTCTAATTCATACAACGACCCTCTAACAAAGATGGAGGTTGATGATAGCAATATAGAGAAGTGGAAGAATAAACTCAAGTATGTTTCGGCTATACCAAATCACCTATTATTAAATATGGATATAAAACCCAGTAATGGCTCTATACAGGTTAAAAGAGACCTCTATTATGACAGGGTTAAAACATTTGTAGGGAACAAATCAGGGCACCTGTTAAACAGGCTTATAACTATTAACAGGTCAAGCAGGATACTAGAGGAACGCAAGACCGAATATAATGATATTATGAGAAAATATAACAAGAGCATAAAGGAATACAAGGATAAGGATGGTAAAACCGTGGTTGTTAGAATGGTATTAAATAAAAATAAGGATAAGATGATGGCGTATTTACAATATTATAATTATAAGAAGCATACAAAAGACGAATACGACAAGAAGAGTATTATAGCGGAAGTTCAAGATTATATCCTAAAGCACCAGATATACGGGTTATATGTTGGGGATTTAATGATGGGTTTCTTAGTAATAAAGAAGTCTAGGGCGTTCAATATAGACGGCGCAGACGGCGCAGACAATATGGTGGATACCTTCTATATCCAAGAGGTGTTTATAGATACCAATATGCGTGGTAAAAAGTTAGGGAAAATATTGATAGACTATGCTTTATTACTATGTCCTACAAATAAAAAATACATATCACTAATGACCTACGAAGGAAACATTATGGCTAGAATAGCGACCGACAACGGTTTCACCTTACAAAAGAAGCCGTCTGTCTGTCCCATTAATAGCCTTCTATTTATACGCACGATGGCTGATGGCGACTTCAGCAAGAATACTAATAGGATAACTGCTAGCGCATCTGCTTAGCGGCGCTTGCTACTTAAGGAAAAAGCGAAGCGGCGCTAACGCATCTTAACTACTTAAGGAAAAAGCGAAGCGGCGCTAACGGTGCTAACGGTGCTAACGCTGTCTTTTAATTTTTACAATCTCTCCTTTGCGTTTGCCGTCCATAAACCTCATTATATGCTTTGGTGATGATACACTATATGCGGCGGCTGAGGCGGCTGAGGCTGCTGCTGCTGAGTTAGACGAGGAATGCGAAGCGGAACGAGAAGAATGCGATGAACGAGAAGAAGATAAAGAAGCCCTAGAGGAACGAGCAGGGGAACCTAGAAGAGATGACGAATTAGATTTAGGAGAAGACGAAGCAGCCGAAGCAGCTGAAGCAGAGGAAGATTTCTTAGGTTTAGGAGATATAAAAGGCTTATGCGGGTTAAATACAGCAGAAGACGACGAAGACCGTGAAGACTGCGAAGCGGACGACATAGAACTCCTAGCCGCAGGAGACATCCTCTTATATTGCTCTGGCGTTCCAGAAGAAGGCTTGCCTTTTGTTATTTTACGCCTAACAATTGCTTGTAATATACGAGCCTGTGCCTTCTCTATTCCGTGATAATAGCCTCGTTTAACTTGACGACCTGTTATAGGATTTAACACATGATTTTTAGGGTTCTTAATACACTTGAAAGTGTCAGGGTCTCTTATACGGTTCGGCTTACATTTTTTAACGCACCTTCCGGTTGAAGGTTTTAACTCCTTGCCTTCAGGGCATTTTCTTTCTTTCTTAGCAACAGGCATATATCTATATCTGGTTCTATATAGTATATATAAAAATAAAAAACTTTATATTATAATAATAAAATATAGATGAACGCACACTATCAAGATTGGGAGCCTGTAGTGATTAGAAGCAAAGGAGCGAAAGCGGCGGCTCATCATACTACAGCAAAACCTGCGGGTAATAAGGAGTTTCAGCGATTAAACAACGAGGATATCCCAAAGTTAAACAAGATAACTCACGAACAATCTCTAGCAATATCAACAGCAAGGAATGCCTTAGGGCTAAAGCAAATAGATTTAGCACGCAAATTAGGAATTCAAGAAAAAATTATAAAAGAATATGAGAACGGGTCGGTAGCCAACTTCTCTCCCGTATTATACAAGCGGATACTGCGGTCTCTAAATATTGACCCTAAGTCGGCATAGCCTAGCCTAGCGTATGCTGTCTAATCGTCGCTATCCACCGAACAATCAGACGATGATACAGAAGAGGCATCAGTCCCTGTATCGCTCTTAGAACCTCCGCTATTATAGGGCTCAAAGCCCATTTTCATAGGGTCTGTAGCGTTTCTTAGCACATTAGGATTTACACTCGTTTTTTTAATTTCAAGTTGGTTGCCGCTGCTGCCGCTGCCGCCGCTGCTGCCGTCCTTGTCATCCTCAAAAATACCTAGCGTCGCAAATATATCAGCGTCATCGTTAAACGCCATTTGTAATACGAAGAACACCGAGGATACTATAGCCATATATATAGCAATATTATTGATTGTGAATAAATCCTTGGTAATGTCATAGGGCTCCGCATTAGTATCCCTGTTAATACTGTCTATATATTGATAGGCACCTAGGATAAACGCCGAAATAACTATTGAATATAATAATATATACATATCTATATATATTTTCCTATTATTCTTATATTCATTCTTACGCGCCTAGGGCACCTAGAGGGCACCTAGAGGGCACCTAGAAACTGAATTTAGCATCTCGCTCCTTTTGTTTTATACAGCGTCCGGTCTTTTGGTTTAATACCTTGCCTTCAGGGCATTCCTTGGGCGCCTTTGCGGCTTTAGCGGACTTTGGTGCTTTAGGTGCTTTAGGCGATTTTGCGGCTCCTGCCGTTCCTGTCTTATCCTTTATACAACGACCTGTATTAGGATTTAATACTTTGCCTTCAGGACATTCCTTAGGAGGTTTAGGCGCTTTAGCCGCATCTTCATCATTATCATTATCATTAACACCCTTCTTAACCTTACCAGCAGCCGGCTTCTTAGTAAAGCAGTTGTTTATAAAATCAATAACATCACGAGGCTCGCTTTTCATCTTGTCAGCGTTCTTCTTTTCCTTTTTCATCCCGTTAAGTTCCTTCTTAATCTCCTTAATCTCTTCTTTACCCAATTTAACTTCCTTATTATTTATGCGGTCTTCGTATTCCTGTATCTTCTTATTAATCTCTTCAATCCCCATATTATTAACCTGTTTCCTTTCAACATTCAGCAATATATCCCTTATTACAGGATAGGCAAATTGACTGCGGTCATTAGCCCTATCTATATAACTTACTAAACCCGTAATCCTATTCATAAACTCCTGCCCGCCTTTGTCCGTGAATAGCCCATTCTCATTACAGAACATCGTCTTAAACCTGTCAAACTCCTCAGGGAACCTCTCATAATTCTCTAGCAACAGATTGATTATCTTCACGCAACTCATGTGGTCGTCGGTAATTGGCGTAGCCGTCATAAGCAGCAGTTTTAGCGAGTTGGCTCCAGACACCTTATAGGAGTTCTGCACCATACTCTGGAGCACCTCAGGGTTCGGCTTCTCTAACGCCGAGAGCGACGACCCGTATATCTTATGGATTTCGTCTATGATTATAAGGGTCTTCCTGAAAGGGTCTTCCTTACCGTTTAAGGCTACCATCAGTTTATAGTATTTGTTCTTGCCCTTTATTAGATTAGTAAATTGCTTATATGATATCGGCGGTAGCCAATTCTTTCCTAAGAACTCCATCCGTTTCGCCTTAGTGGATGGTAATATTTCGCCGTTATTGAGACGGTCTTGGATTATAACATTACAAATGTTGTCAAACATATTCTTCCATATATCCTCTTTCAAGGTATGCCTAGTGACCCACAGTATCTTATAGCCTTCTCTGTCAAATGAGTTGGTAGCCGTAGCGATAGCCGTGCAAGTTTTGCCTGAGCCGACGCTGTGGAATAATAGCAGTCCTTTGTAGGGCGATTGCGGCGTCAAGAACTTTTGGACGAAGTTCTGGGTATGCGAGAAGGTTACTATGTTGTTTTTTGGGACGACCGCAGCGACAGCATTCGCATCCGCTGCATCCGCTGCATCCGCTGCATCCGCATCCGCAGCGACGCATTTATTAACGATATTTATATGCTCCCACTTATAAGGAGCGTAGTGCTTCTCAACATACTTATATAATTCAAAGTTTGTCATCTTCGCCTTAGGAGGAACAGCCTCAAACTTCGGCTTCTGCGGTATCAACTTGCTTTTATATTCAAATATAAACTTCAAAGCATCCGCATAGTTCTTGTCGGTAATCGCATTAACCTTCTTATAATGGTTCAGGTTTTCTATAATCTTGTCTCCAAATAATTTTAGAAAAGGTATAGGGTTCATCCACAGTTTATTTATAGCATCGCAGAAGTTCTGGCTCCTATCTATAACATTACATAGATGCGGCTTCGGGTATCTCTCATTCAAATATTTTAGCAATTCGCCATCTCTAACATAGTTTTGCACCTTGTTATTAATATTGCCCTTATATAACTTTTTGCCTTTCTGGGTATTCTTGATATCGTCGCCTTCTCCTATTTTATCTATGACGAATACTGCGGCAATAATGAGGAGAGCATTAGCCGAAGGGAAGTCTTCTAGAACACCTTTACATTTCTTCTTACAATCTATAATAGCGTCGTTGGTATATATTTTACCTCGTATGTTATTAACGACCTCTATTAAATCACGGCGTTTTGGCTTTACGACTATCTTGATATTATTCTTTGCTATCATATTGTCATAAAAACGGTTGTTCTTATCACTCAGCAAATGGAGGTTTTCGGTTAGCGGGGTATCTACAGCGGACGCAATAATAATAGCCTCAATATCCGCTATGAAGTTGAAGGCACTTATGTTTTTGTTGCTATGCTTGATATAGAGGTCATGGACTGTATTGTCATTATCATATCTAAGATTATATCTAAAAATATTAAGAGCCCATCCTTGGTTAGGTGTGAATGGTAGCCCTGATTGCCCGCAATACCTAGTGCCTCTGCCTATAACCTGCGTGTATTCTGCTTTGGTCTCTAGCGGCTCTAAGATATGCATGTATTTCACATCAAAAACATCTAGCCCTTCCTTGTATCCTGAATCTAAAATGATGATACGCATATTTTCGCCATATATATTGTTGGGTCGCTCGTTCATCAGGGTCATCATCTTCTTTTTTAAGCCGACTGTTAGCGGCTTTTGATAGACCGTTGAAGTTGTTAGAAGCCCGAAGGTCTTGTTCTTGTCCTGAATGTCGGGTTTTAAAGCGAACTTATTAGAATATACTAGCGTGAAGTTATTGGCGATTAAAGACGAGGCTACCATCTTAGCCCCAGAGATACCGGCGATATCGCTGTATATGATGTGCTTATAGTATTTGTTGTCGGCAGCCATATCCTGCTCGTCTAGTTCATTTATCTTCTTAATCATATTGTATATCTTAGGCGACAGCATAGGCAGGTCATTTAACACCAACTCTTTATTGAACTTTCCTGAATCAAACTTGTGCTCTGGTTTAACATTAGCCCAAGTGCCCGCATTACGAATACAAAGAGCCTCATTAGATTTCTTACTCATAATGCTTATTTATATTCAATTATATATTCTATATTACGCCGATATAAAAATTTAGATATTATGTGGGATGTCTAGGATACTCTTGTTATCATATAATATACATATAGCCACATATCAGGTATCAGGTATCATATAATATACATATAGACACATATCAGGTATCATATAATATACATATAGATACATATCAGGTATCATATCTTATACATATAGATACATATCAGGTATCATATAATATACATATAGACACATATCAGGTATTATATCTTATACATATAGATACATAAAGTATATAATATACATACACACTCACATAAAGCATATAAAATAAAGACACTTAACATATATATATATAACATTATGATTATCAACTTAGAGGAGATACAGAATATTCTAATATCCAAGAAACTGAATATTAAAGGATGTTTTCATGTAGGCGCTCACGATTGCGAGGAATTACCTATTTACAATAATTTCGGGATTAAAACCGAGGATATCGTTTGGGTTGATGCTCTCTCCTTTAAAGTGGAACAATCAATCGCTAGAGGAATACCTAATGTATATCACGCCGTTATTACTGACAAGGACGATGAAGATGTCGTGTTTAATGTAGCGAATAACATTCAGTCCTCTAGTATTCTGGAGTTTGGGACGCACGCTACAGAACATCCGCAAGTCGTCTTTGTTGATAAGATACACCAGAAGAGCATTACGATTGACACCTTTTTTAAAAGAAATAATCTAGATGCGTCCAAGTATGATTTTTGGAATTTTGATATTCAAGGGGCTGAACTATTAGCATTAAAAGGTGCTACAGAAACTATCAAGCACGCTAAGGTGCTATATCTGGAGGTTAATTCCAAAGAACTATATAAGGACTGTGCGTTAATCAACGAGATTGACGAATACTTAGCACCTCTAGGGTTTAAAAGGGTTTTAACCAATATGACAATACATAAGTGGGGAGATGCTTTGTATATCTTGGATGTTTAGGCGTGATATTGTTTTTTATATTTATTATTTTTATGTTCCTGCCGCTGTCGCTGCTTTCGCTGCTTTCGCTGCTCTTGCGGCTGCTCTTGCTGCTCTAGCGGTCGCTTGTGTTGCTGCTGCGGCTTTTGGTGTCGCTGCGGCGGCTGTCGCTTTTTTACTAGGTTGCCTTTTTCCTTTTGGTGATACTGGAGATTTATCTGCTCTAGGCGATTTAGCAGGCGACTTAACTGCTTTGGGTGATTTAGAAGACGATTTAGCAGGTGATTTAGAAGGCGATTTAGCAGGTGATTTAGAAGGCGATTTAACAGGCGATTTAACTGGAGCCTTAGCAGGTGTCTTAGCACGAGCCTTAGCAGGCGTCCTCGCCGGACTATGGCTACTTGATGTAGCCGATTTAGCATCATCACGGACATACACCAGTATTCTGGAGCCTCTAGAAAAACTGAAGCATACATTTCCTTTTTCTACTGTTCCTTTCAATATGTCAGGCATACAGTTCATTCTATTTAGACAAATGTTGTTATCATAAACCGTGTTCCAATTATATTTCATAAGTTCGCAAGGAATATTCTGTGTTAAATCTCTTGTAGCCTTAGCAGGATCCATATTTATCCTAGGCCAACCGTTATAGACATATCTTCCTTTTTTACAAGTAATACCAGATATTATATGCCCTACTTTATGTTCCGTATTGGTATTTGTTATAATTGCTGAATCTAAAGTATATTTTTTACCATTATAGGTTATATTGTCCTTCCTATATTTTATATTACTATTTTTGTCGTCGTCAGGTATCACATTATTAGTCAATACGGTATCATAAACAGGTATGTAATAGTCATAAAACCTAACAATCAATACAGACGGAGCGGAGCCGTCATCTATATACTTATACGCTTTTAACGAGCCCTCTCTGTTGTCTTCAATATCATCTATAATATTGTTATCTACAATTTTACTAACTCTAAAAACATTATATTCTTCATTAAGATACGAGTATCTCAAGGTATAATCTGTTGTGTTACAGTCAAACATCTTATAATTGACGCCTAGTAATGTATATAGTTTGCCTATATACAGTTGAGGACGATACGAATTCAACATCGTCTTATGACTAGGATTAAAAGGGAACGCTTTATTATCTTCTTTATTCAATAATGTTAAAATATTCATAAAGGTATCCTCTTTAAAATTCCTGTAATCGTCGCTTTCTCTACCATCCTTCGTCTTCAAGTATTTATCATCAAGCACATGCTTTAACAAAGTGAATAGTTCCTTCTTTTTATACCAACCACTAGAGGCTTTCAGCAATAACTTACGGCTACGCTGGCTATAAAACATCGCTACAAAAGTCGCCATAAACCAGCAAATAGGTCCCACTTGCAAAGGTGTAAGAATACGGGCACAAGTGTTATTCTTAGTCTTATGTATTTTTACTGGGGATGGTGGCGAATTCATATCTCTATATATAAGAATTAAAAAAAGTAATGATTGCTAGGGATTTATTTCTTAATATTTCTTAACAATATACAGCGTCCTGTCTTAGGGTTCAATATCTTCCCGTCGGGACATACCTTAATAGCAGGTTTTGGTGGTTTTATAATTATACAACGGTTTGTCTTAGGGTTCAACACTTTCCCTTCGGGGCATACTTTAGGTTGCGTCGGCTTAGGAGATTTAGGCGACTTCTTAACATTCTTTATCAATATACAGCGATTAGTTCTAGGGTTCAATACTTTCCCTTCAGGACATACCTTGGGCTCCTTCGGCTCCTTGGGCTTCCTAGGCTGCCTTGGCTGCTTCGGCTTCTTAGGCGGCGTCAGCGACTTCTTAGCATCCGCATAACTTTCGCTTGAGGTATTCTTATTGACATCCTTACAAACATATATTAGCAGTTTTCCACCTTTGCTAAAATTAAAGCAGATGTCCCTAACTTTCAATTTCTTTTTAAGTAATTCAGGGATACATTTCCTAGTGTTTAAACAAAAGTCGTTATTTTTAACGATATTCCAATCATACTTCATAAGTTCGCAAGGAATATCACTATCTATGCTCTGGTTTTTCATTACTGGGTCCATACTGGTTCTCGTCCAGCCGTTATAGACATACTTGCCTTTCTTACAAGTGATACCAGCGATAGCGTGTCCGTTCTTCTTGTTTATGTTCCAGTTCGCCAATATAACAGCATCCAAATTGTATTCCTTGCCGTTATAAAAGATTTGTTCTTTCATAGATGTTAGGCTATCCTTTGTGTCGCCATCTTTCACCTTGTAAAACGAGGTATCCCCTGCTGTTTCACTAACTTTGACAATCAATATGGGCGGAGCATACCCATTATCATTATAGTAATCCCTTCTCGTCTTGTCCTTGAATACATTTTCAATATTTATATCTATAATTATTTCCCTCTTCACAATTGTATAATTCAACCAATCATACTCCTCGTTTAAGAAAGAGTATGACAGCACCTTATCCGTCGTAAAATAACTAAACATCTTATAATCCACATTTAACAATTTATAGAGTTTGCCTATGTAATACTCGGGGACAAATCCTCCGGATACCTTCTTAGGGTCATAAGGGAACGCTTTGCTATTTTCCAAATGTAAATATGACAATATCTTTATAAAGGTATCGTCTCTAAACTTCTTATAATCTTCGCTATCTCTACCATCTTTTGTCTTCAAGTATTTATCGTCAAGCACATGCTTTAATGACGCAAATAGCGCCTTCTTATTATTCCAACTAGGCGAAGCGTCTAGCAGTTTCTTACGGCTACGCTGGCTATAAAACATCGCTACAAAAGTCGCCATAAACCAGCAAAGCGGACCCATTTGCTTAGGCGTTAGTATTCGGGCACAGGTCTTATCCTTATCCTTATGTATTTTTGCGGCTGGTGGCGAATTCATTAGCCGCCTATCTCTATATATAAGGGTTATATTAAGTAATAATTGCGAGGGATTATTTCTTGTGTTTTATAAGGATACAGCGATTTGTCTTAGGGTTTAACACCTTGCCTTCAGGGCATACCTTGGGCGGCTTTAGCGGCTTAGGCGGCTTTAGCGGCGACTTAGGAGGCGTTTTAGGACGCTCTGGAGACTTGGGAGGCGACTTTAGCGGCGACTTTAGCGGCGAATTCTTCTTCTTCTTTAACATTATACAGCGATTTGTCTTAGGGTTCAATACTTTCCCTTCAGGGCATACCTTTGGAACTGTAGGCTTCTTTAGCGGCGATTTAGGAGGAGACTTAGGAGGAGACTTAGGAGGCGACTTAGGAGGAGACTTAGGAGGCGACTTAGGAGGAGACTTAGGACGCTCTGGCGATTTTTTTAAAGTTGATTTAATTTTCTTTAACATTATACAACGATTTGTCTTCGGGTTTAATACTTTGCCTTCAGGACATATCTTGGGTTTATTTGGAGGCTTTAGCGGCGACTTTGGACGCACCGACACCGGCACCACAGTCGCCTTAGGCGATAACTTAACAGGGACGCCGCTTACGCCGCTACCACTTTTATCCATCCCTGAAGTTTCAGCATTAGTATCTTTGCGAACATATACTAATACACGCTTTCCTTTGCTAAAATTAAAGCAGATATCGTGCTTCTCTAGTTTATGTTTTAGTGCTTCAGGAATACATTTCTTAGGGTTTAGACAAAAGTCCCCATTATATTTAATGTTCCAATCATACTTCATCAGTTCGCACGGGATATTCCGTGCTATATTCTTATCAATCATTACTGGGTCCATACTGGTTCTCGTCCAGCCGTTATAGACATACCTACCTTTCTTACAAGTAATACCAGCAATAGCGTGTCCGTTCCGCTCATTTATATTCCAGTTCGCTAATAAAACCGCATCCAAGTTATATTCCACGCCTTTATAGAATATTTGCTCTTTCATAGATGTTAGGGTATCCTTTGTGTCGCCTTCATTTATAATATTATTAGGGAATAAATCCTTGTAAAAATCAGTATTCTTATTGTCATTTCTAACAATCACCATCAATATCTCTGGCGGCTTTATAGCAGCCTCTACATATTTAAAAGCAGCGTCCCTATAAAAATATGTGTTAATCTTCTTCTTTTCAATCTTATAAAGAACCTTATTATTGAACTCCTCGTTTAAGAAAGAATATGCGAACACCTTGTCAGCAATATTATAGTCATACATCCTATAATCCACATTTAACAACTTATATAACCTTCCTATGTAAAATTCAGGGTTAAATCCTCCAGAACTAGCACTAGGTTTGTAAGGGAACAACTGGCTATTCTCTTTGTGTAATAATGATAGCACCTTGCCGAAAGTATCGTCGCTAAACTTCCTATAGTCCTCGCTTTCTCTACCATCTGCCGTCTTCAAGTATTTGTCGTCTAATATGTGTTTCAAGATGGTGAATAGCGGTTTCTTCTTATCCCAACTAAGCGAAGCGTCTAGCAATTTCTTACGGCTACGCTGGCTATAGAACATACCTACAAAGGCAGCCATAAACCAGCAAATAGGTCCCACTTGCTTAGGCGTTAGTATCCTTTCGCATACATTCGCTGACGACGGCTTCGCTTCCTTCGCTTCAGGCTTTGCTGGCTTCGCTTCCCTAGCATCTATAAATATAGAAGGGTTCTTAGAGAACTCTTTCCAGTCTATATCGGCTTGATGCGATTTTAACAAAGCGATAACTAGCGGGTTAGGATTTCTTGACAGGAACCACCAATCTATTTTATCAGGATTTTCAGTAAATAATTTGATAGCATTAGGGTTTGTTGATAAAAAGTGCCATACTATTTTATCTTTATTTTCTCTAAGCAATTCAATCGCATTAGGATTGCCTGACAATACTTCCCAATCTATCTTTTCGGGATTTCTAGTCAATAAATCAATAGCCCCTGTATTGCCTGACAGAGCCTTCCAATCTATTCTCTTAGGTTCCGTCATCAATAAATTAATAGCATTAGGGTTTCGCGATAGTTCCTTCCAATTTATTTTCTTGGGTCTCGCTGACAACATCTCTATTGCCTTAGGATTACTATTAGCAGATAAAGAGCCCCAGTCTATTTCATCTTCGTTCTCTTTTAACATCTCTATAGCGTCAGGATTACTATTACCTGACAACGCATCCCAGTCTATATCCTTCACATTCTCTTTTAACAACTTTATTGCTTCGGGGTTGCCTGACAACGCAGTCCAATCAACCTTCTTGCGATTGTCTAGTTTTTCAAATGCGGCTTTAGTCATAGCCGTCTCTATCTTGATTTTAGCCCCTAACAACTCTATTGCGTTAGGATTGCTTGACAACTCTTTCCAACTCAATTTCTTAACAGGTATCCAGTCTCTCAACTGGTATCTAAAGACGCCTTTATTCTTCTTGATAATATCCTGTAATACGCTATTGCTGGTTGGTGCGTTCATATATATGCGGCGGCTTTTCTAATAACCTTCTAGAAAATAATAAAAAATGATAGAAAGGTATATAAATATTAAACAAAGCATATAGAGTATTCTAAAAATCTAAAATATGACCTTGAGACTGATTAGATACATTTCATACCTCGTGATTACCTCGGGTTATATCAACTACGCACGGGCAACGCCTGCGAATGCTGCGACGCATATTAATAAGCGTCCATTAATGAGATGTAATAGTGCCCCTAACTTAATAGCGTTATATAATACGACAGACTATACGGCTACCTATACGGCTTCTAATGACAACAAGATAATGCCCTATAATAAATATAAGTCCCTCGTCTTCAATCGTTATAAGAGAAACATATATCTACGCTCTAAAGAAAAATATACATTTGCTGAAAAATAATCCTATGTTATCTAATATATCATATATTGATATGTTTAATATTAAAATACTCAATACTCTCTAGTATGTTCTTGTAATCGCTATCGCTATCATCTGTTAAATCAACATAGGATAGCCCAAAGTCAATAATCTTGATGACCCATTTATTATTCTCTTTTTTTAACATAACATTACTTTCGCAATATAGGTCATAATGTATTACACCAATCTTACTCAGTAAGGCTGTAGCATCTCTCAACTGTTTAAGAACATCTTTAAAACTATCACGAGACAACCTGTTTATATAGTATCTTAGCGGGCGATTACCTGAATGAGCGAATACCATTAAGTTATATTTAGCGTCAGCGGCGTCCGCTTTCTCTAACTTCGCTGCTAACTCATTAGGCAGAGGGATATTCTCAAATACTTTTAGCATTTTTGTAAAATACCTACTATCCTTATCGGTCGTTATGTTGTTATTGAGATATGTGTTGATATCCCTTTCTCTAACAAATTCGCTTTGTAAATCGGTATGTATCAGTTTGCCGAAATAACGCTTCCTATCTTCTACAAAAGAAAAACAGATAACCCTGTCGCCCTTATTTTTCACCAGTCTAACATCCTTGATGTCATACATTACTAAGAACCAATTATATAATAATACCAATTATATAATAATCGGGTATCATTTTTTAGTTTAGGCACGGCACCGGCTACGCCGTCCTTATTCTTATATACTCTTATACTTGAAGATACCTCGGCTAGATTTGCTTAGCGGACGCTTAGGGGCTGAATATGATTTAACCCTAGATACTTGGCGACGAGCCGCCGTTCCCGAAGCACCCGAAGCCGTCGTGGTATTGTCTAACTTCTTCAAGTCCATAATAAAATAGCAGCGTATTAGTTGAATGTATAAGGCACACATTTTTAGATTTTTGTTAAACTCAGGGATATCTTCGCTCATCCTCAATAGTTTCATAAGCCGCTCCGACAGATGGCTAAAATACATAGGAGCATTCTCGTCTATAATGGGATAGTTTAGGCTATCGTTATTTATATTACAGATAAACTCATATTTATTTTTGTTTTTTAAGATATAATTTAGTGTTTTATTATTAGATGCGGAGCCTGACTTAGATGCGGACCCAGACCCAGACCCCTTAGATACCTTAGGCATATATATAACCTGCTTTTTTAAAGCCATCAGGGCGATAATATAGAGTATCACATGCCCTCTCTTCTTTATGTAGATATGGTCGTCCTTTACATAACTATGCTCTTTATTATAAATTAGATATAGTAGGTCAAACTTATCAATATTAGCAATATACTTTAGGCGATACATTATCGTCCTGAGAGCCTCCGTGTTCCCTTCAACAAAGTCGTGTTTATTCGCATAGCCCGATTTATAATTTCTAATATAATAAGGTATTATAGGCTCGCCGTCTTTGTAATTTCCTAGGGATGCATCGGGCGACGATATGTATTGTAGATACTTTTTCCACTCTTTCGCTTGAGCCAGTTTGTCAAACACGATATATTCGTGTAATACACCGCCCTCTGTCTGACAATCTATTAAATTCTCCACCAATAAATCGTAATAAGCGGGCTGCCTGTTAGCGGCTGCGCCTTGGTCTCTAGCAGCCTCCTCGGTAGTTAAACACGCAGGGTGTTCAAAAACAATCTCTTTGCGTGATACATGCTTTTTATCTAAGTATGCGTCCCGCTTATCTAATGGTTCGTAAGCATCGGTTAGCCACAGGTATTCTATAGGCAACTGTAGAACATTCATAGTTATATAAAGTTGCTTAGAGTTTATCAACATACTCAATATGCGGTCGTCAGCCTTCCCTTGGAACTTTTGCATAAAAGACCATTTGTTCCACATAGTTAGCAAAGCGTGCCCGTTATCGTTATTACCAAAATACATAATGCCGCCAGAAGTCTCAAAAGTGAATGGGTCAAAGCACGGCTTCGTTTTATAGTGCACATTAGAGCGTGGGTCTATGTTCCAGCCCCGTCCCATATAATCCACATTTTTCATATCAAAAATATGCGGGTATTTATTAACAGTCATATCGCCGTCTATATAAACAACTGAGATATCCCCTTTACCCATATCCCTAAGGGTCTCTAGAACCTTCTTTATAAAAAGCGGCTTAGCGTTAATCGCCAGTTGATACCCGCCGGCGACAGCGAACTCCGGATATTCTTGCGAAAAGTAATTACAATTCTTGGAAATACAGTTATTATTCCATTTATCTATCATTCCCTCAAATGTTTCAGGCTCCTTAAGTAGTTTCTGTCCGTCCTTGAGAACCCAGTTGTATCCTACATAGGCTAAGTCTTTACAAGGGGACTGCGTGTTCCTGTTGAGATTACCTCTGCCCCACCAGTAAGTTATGATGATAAACTTAGAAGCAGGATTAACGAAGTTGGCTTCGGTGATATTCAGCCGCCTGTTATCTATAATTCTCTGGATATTCTCTTGTAATACATTCATTTACTATATCTATTATCTAGTAATATTAAAAAAGGGTATAACAGTATAAGACTAAAACGACTAAGGAATATATATAACTATTTTTTAATGTATCAAACCAGCATTAGGAATAAAAAGAAAATCAGTCAGTTCAATAAGGTCGCTAACAATAACTACGCTATCAATCTGGAATACGAGGTATATGCTTATGTCATTAAGTTGTTAGGGAATTGTAGGGTTCTGGTATTATGCGATAACGGCACAGAGGCTGTCGGTGTAATACGAGGGTCTATGAGGCGTTTTAATAAGCGGGTGCTGATAGAGACGGGCGATATTCTAGCAGTTTCTATGCGTGATTTTCAAGATAATAAGGTTGATATCGTCCATAAATATAACGCCGAACAGTGCAAGATACTTATAAATAACAAAGAGATATCAGACACCCTAATAAACGCCTACAATAAGATTTCTAATACTACCCTTAATAACGCTAATGAGGCTAATATTATATTTGATGAGGCTGCTGCTGATGCTGCTGAGACGGATGCCTCTATGGACGCTGTCGCTAATAAGAAAAAGGCAAAAGATGCTAGCGATTATAATAATAGCGTCTTTGAGTTTGATAGCGAAGATGATGACGATGCTGAGGCTGACGATGCGAATGCTGACGACATCTAGTAATTACGAATTACTAATGCTAAAGGATACCTTGTGTATTATCTAAAAATAAAACATATCTAAAATATAGAAGTATATATTTAAAAATGATATTTAATGACGAATATACCAGTTTTAGTGTAGCGTTTAATGGCGACTACTCGTTATTACAGATAACAGGCTCAGTTAAAAATAACGCCCTCCTTAATAGCGTGGTAATTATCGCAGCAAATCCCATAGATAGAATGAGTAATTATTCTGGGTCTGGTCTGCCTTTCCCGAATTACGAGATAGCCTTTGAGAATACTCCTAACATCCACAAAGTGGATAGTTCAGGAACTTTTAATATATCCTTTAAATACCCTAACAGTTTCTATATGCCTGACGGCATCAACAAAATAAAACCGTCAATATACTTTGTTATTAACGGCAGCGCTAGCGCCGGTAATAATTCATTCCGTATCCAATATGAACTCCACGATATAGTTGCGTTGCGAACATTAGTGAATAGAAGTGCCCGCAAGAACCCTGAGTTTTATGCCGCAAAAGATTATGTCCTGCCGATAGATACTGCGGAGAATGTGATGCGTGCTTATGCTCGTGCTAAGATAGAGAATGATATAGGCTAAGGACTGGCTAAGGACTGGAACGAAGTTCTAGGACGGGACTGAATATGTTCTATTATTTTTACATAATTATAAAAATTGATTAAATATCCTTAAGTAGTTTAGTAAGAACCGTCTTGATTGCCCTAGTCAAGTCCTTCCAGTCCTTCAAGTCCTAGAACTTCGTTCAAGTCCTAGCACTTCGTCCAAGTCGTCCTAACACTTCGTTCAAGTCCTAGTCCCGATGGCTTTCGTCAAGATTAACTTCGCCCCTGACCGCATCAAGTATCTTATGTTTGAGGAGATTAAGAAGACCGTCTTCAATCATAACGGGCTCATCTTCGGCGGGTTTGTTAGGGATATGATAATCAGCGACCATTACAAGGAGATATACAACGGAGGCAATAAATACAACATCCACAAGTTTTGGAATAAATGTTATCAGCCCGAGACAGCCGCTCGCACGATTGTAGCGAACGATATGGATATCTGTATGTATAAAGAGGAGGATGTGGATGAGTTTATTGATACTCTTCGGGATACCTTTAATAACCGCATAGGGTATGCGAACTACAGTTCATCCGTCTTGACAGTTACGAGCGAGAACAGTTATTTCAGGATACCTATTACCCTTCACAAGAAAATCAACTATACCATCACGGTAGGTAAAATCCCCTTCGTCCATAGCGGCGTGGAGATATCCTTTAACTTTGACATAATAGTTCCTCGCTCCTCTAAGTTGATGCCTCCGTTCAATCGTATAGATATGCTGTGTAATATGTTTGTCCTCAATAAACAGGGCGTCGTGATGTCTAGCAACACCGGAACCATCATAGACCAAATGACTATCCTAAACAGGCAGAAGATGTCGCTTCGTATTATGGAGGATATTGTGGAGTTCAAGACGCAATTCTGTCTTACTAATTATAGGGACAACCATACTTGCGGCAGTTTCAGTTATAACAACAAGGTATGCGAGCGCCTTAATAAGATGCTGTTTAGGACTTTCAAGTGGGATATTACGAACCTGCCTTTCATTCTTGGCGAACACCAGCCCGCTAACGCCGCCCCTGTCTGCGATAACAGCGATAAGTGCTGCATCTGTCTTACTAACTATAGGAATAACGACAGGGTTTTCAAGGTATTCGTAGATACCGAGAAGGTATGCTCTATCGCTCACGATAAATGTATGTTTAAATACTTTGAGACGCAAATAGATAACGCCAAAAAAGACGGCATAGACGGTGGAGACGACTTCAAGTTCAGGTGTCCTATGCGGAATGTTATGAACTTCAAGGAATATGCCGAGAATATTGACGACATTATTCGTGGAAAAATGAGGACGGGGCGATAAAAGGATATAAGGCTAAGACGCAGTTATAATAGGCAGCGTCGCCTAGAGGTCGCTAGGTATATGTATGTATATGCGTAGGTATATATGTATGCTATGTATATTATCTTTTATATTATATATTTTTTATTTTTATTTTGGATATAATACCTTGTTTAGGACGCTACCAAAGGTATAACTAACTATAGATATTAATATGATTACTATTAAGTTAGATGCTTTAGACATATAGAATATATCACAATATTCGGTTATATGTAGATACACTTCAAATATAATGATTTTCACGAACATCCCAAGTATTATATCAAACCCGAAGATGACGCCTAGCAGAAAATTCACTATAATGTGGGTCGCCAGATACACCTTGTTCTCTAGAATGTTATTTGTGTGATTAGGATAAAAGAAGAGGTCAATGTCGTGCACATTAAAAACGCATCTTAGTATTGTGAATGCTAGAGTTATCGTGAATATTACCAGTAAGTATATGTAAAAAAACTTAGCATCCATCTTAAGGGTCTTTCTAATAAGATAAGATAATTTTATTTAGGTATTAGGTATCAGCAAATACCCGCATATTTCATAGACTAGCCCGAAAGATATGCGTTTTCTAGCAATACTATTGCTCTCCCTGTAATTTGTTAGGAATAGCGAGTTATACTTGTCTCTGTCAATATCACTAATAAAATTTAATAAATCGCCAGCGCCAGCAAAAGGCTCTATGATATTACTAATGTTATCAGGTATAAAATTGACCTAATAATTGCTTTGTCATCATACCTTTCATATACTATATATATCCTTATAATAATAAATTAATAAAATCATTTTTTATAATATATATATAGTCATATTGTCATAGCGATTGGTTTGCGTAATTGTATATAGTTTAGGAATATGTTGATATATATGTAGATATATTCGGTGTATGTTAGACTATAATTATTTAACATAGAGTATGCTAAGAATATCTCTATGATTTTAGAAATAAACGGCGAGAAGTTATAAACACACGATGCTAGCAAAGGAGGAACTATAATAGCCGTGTATATCACAGGGCTCCAGTCGCCGTCTAACTTATACGAGAAATACATATAGAAATACTGGAGCATATAAAGGAATTTGAAGAAATAATAGTCTCTTCTAAAAATGTTATTAACCTCGCTACTGTAATTCTGGGTATCAATCCATCTCAAGTAATGGACGAAGGAACTGCCGAATAAGAAAAGGTTTGCGTGGAGATTTGAGGATATGTAATAGAGGATTGCTAGATATTGTATATTATTATATCCTATGTAGAACTCTATGTCGTGATAGGCTTGTGTAGATATTACCATAAGTTTTGCTAAGTATCTAGTATATTTATTACGAGGTCTTATTGTTAATATAAAGAGGTCTCTAAATAATTTGTTATACAGTATTGTTAGTTTGCCTAGAATAAATCCAAATACAATCGCCCAGTAAGGATATACGCAATAATGTATTTTTAGGATTACACGATATCTCTTTTCTTGCGTCGCCGCTAGCGCAGCGATGCCCTCATTCCAAATAATCGGCGATATATAATGACATTCTCTGTGAAAATCAAATCCTACAACATCGCCAGTTTTTATTATATATGTCTCGTGTGTCAAATTGAATATTGTCATAATATCTCTATTATCATCCAGACCTATAATGACCCTATAGCAGGATGCGAACGGTATATAGAAAAATAGTCCGTCAATATGGCGTGTATAAAAGATGTTGTCTGACGCATTCTTTTCAAAGTCTTTTGGCGGTGATACACATATCTCGTTCATCTGGTGAAGTATATCAATTCTATAACCGGCAAATGACCTCTTAAACATCTCTATTATCTTTTTGTCCTTCGTGGTATTATAGAACATCTCTTTAATATCTTCTGGTAAATCTTTGTACCACCAGTGACTAGATGTAGTTGTTGAGGGCTCTTGTAGTATTACCCATTCCCTAATACTATTAAGCAAATAATGGTCTTTTCTTAACTTACAATTGAGAACTCTAGACTTCTGGAACTTCCAAGGTAAATATAGCATAGCATCTATTTATAATATATAAATACTAAAATAATATACTCAAAACTTCCTATTATATAAGGAAAATAGTAAAAATTGATAGTCATCCTATTGGATATATATTAAAGACCAACCAGTCGGTATTCTAACCGACTAACAAGCCAATCAAATCCCTTAAGTAGCAAGCAACAAAGAAAAGATGGCTTCGTCCGCTTCGTCCGCTCCGTCTGCTTCACAGCCTGCTTTCACCAAAACCGAGAACGGTGCTATCGCTCTGGATACCAGCGGTAATGAGATTGTGGATTACTTTATGCTTTATACGCGCACTCTTACCAAGGAACAGAACCACCAGTTTCTAGAGAAGTGCTGGGCGGTTAATCCTAAGAAGACGGTCGCTATAATCTTTAACGGGCGTGATAGGTTGAAGGGTAAGAAAGAGAAGACAGTTTCTAATCAGGCGATGCTATGGCTGCGAGACAACAAGCCATATACCTATATGGCTAACATATCAACCTATGTTAATAAATATGGGCGCTGGAAGGATTTGCTCTATATCTGCTATGAGAACGAAGGCGATGGGATGATTGACAAAAATTACGAACTGAATATGTTTGCTGATAAGTTGCGTGATGACCTGTCTGACCTGAAGATTAGCGAGATGGTCGCTAGCGAGGCTGCTAATGCCGAGACAGTCGCAGAGGAACCTGTTGAACCTGCTAAGCCGAAGAAGGTTAAAAGCGTCTCTTTGTGTGCGAAGTGGGCTCCTAGCGAAAATGACAGGAACGACAGCCGCAAGCATTTCGCCAAGAAGATAGCGACCATCCTTTATGGTAGAGATGATGCTAAGAAGATGGAGAAGTATAGGAAGGAGTATCTCACACCTCTCAGGAATAAGATTAATATTGTTGAGAAACTTATGTGTAATAATGAGTGGGACAAGATTAACTACGAGGGCGTTCCTGGGGTCGCATCACGCAGATTACACAAAGCCTTCAGTAATCACGATAGCGACCGGTATTGCGATTACCTAGCGAAAGTTAGGAGCGGCGACGCCAAGATTAATATTACTGGTATTCTGCCTCACGAACTGGCGAACTACTATGTTAATCTGCGTAGCACTCAGGACGAATACGAGGAGAACGAAACAATTGAACTGCAATGGAGGGCTGTAGTGAATGATGTTAAAAGTAGCGGCATTCTAGGGAACTCCTTGGCGATTATTGATTTGTCAGGCTCTATGTTCTCAGCCAGCAACGGTAGCGTGCCGGCTCAAGTCGCCATCTCTCTAGGTATCATAACCTCTATGTGCTGTAAAGGACTGTTTAAAAACAAGTTCATTACATTTAGCGACACTCCTGAGTTGGTCTCTCTAATCCCCGACGATTTATACAAGGAATATACCGAGAAAGGTATTGAACCATCGCTATATACCTGCTTTAAATCCTTAGTTGATGTGGAGTTCGGCTATAATACTAACTTCGTTAAAAGTTGCGAGATGATTATTAAATACGGCAATGAGCACAATATTGCCGATGCCGATATGCCTAAGAAACTATTCATCTTTACCGATATGCAGTTTGACGAGGCGACTGTGGATGTTGTAGGAAAAGAAAAGAATGGAATTGAGGTGCTCTATAAAACTATTGTTAAACTGTTTAAAGCAGCCGACTATACGGCTCCTAAGTTTGTATTCTGGAACCTCAATTCTAGCCATAAGCAGTCTTTCCCTGTGAATTGTAAGACTGAGGGCACGGCGATGATTTCAGGATTTTCCGAGCAGTTGCTTAAGATATTTATGACATACGACGAGTTTAAACCCGACCTAATCGTTGAAGAGATACTCGCACCTTACCTGCCGGATATCTTTATAGATGATAGCGAACTCTAGGCGATATCTATGAACCGTAAGGGAAATGATAGCGAACTCTAGGCGATATCTATGAACCGTAAGGGAAATGATAGCGAACTCTAGGCGATATCTATGAACCGTAAGTATTATGTAGAATGTAATGTAAATGTAATGTATTATATATTTTTTATATTTAATGATAAAAATAAATCTTAGTAATTAGCCCGCTTTAGCAGCGTTTAGCCTCGCTTAGCGTCCCTTCTTTCCCTTAGACAGTTTAGAGGCAGTCTTCTTGACAAACGACCCGATATCCTTGGTGGTGCTTAATAGACGCCCTGGAGTGTTGCGGATAGACTTAACAGGGTTCTTGATAACCTCCTCAACCTCGCCCTCAAACTCCTGTATCTTGACTAACAGGTTAGTTAGAGTGCTTATCAATATAGGGATGATTATGATGGTGAATAGGAGCGTTATGAATAGGAATAGCGATATCATAGTGCCGATGGCGATGATATCACGGCGTAAGTCGTCAGAGCACTTACACTTCTCGTTCATTAAAAATCGCACATAGTCAAAGGCGTAATAGATATACACTACGAAGGTTAAGAAGAAGATGAAGGAACCGAATGCTAGCAGTTGGACGATTGCGGTTCCCATATTCTTAGCGATGCTTTTCAGCGATACAAACGCAGTTATGAAGAAATATACTAATGCGACAATAGTAAAGGTCTTGATGAACTCCTTGTTGGGATGCTCCGAGCACTCGCAGCCGACGCTCTCTAACTTATATATATAACTCCAAATGATTACAAGCAGTAATACAAATATTAATTGTATAAATAAACTGCTGTAAAAAGATAAAGTACTGTCAGCCTCTTTCATTATTCTCTATACTATAATAATAGAAATTATTTATTATTTATTATCTATAATATTGTATATTAAAAATCTGGTGGAACTGTCAAAACTCTTAACATCCAGCAACTTCATCTTCTCCACCATCGCTTTAACCACAGGCTTATTATTACAGTTGTTTAATATCTTTAAAATCTGCTCTATAAATATGTCTATAATATACTTGTGAATACTAGGATTACCTATACATTTCTCAGTTAAGTATCCGTAAATGTCGTTTAGCAGCACCGGAATTTCTGCGGGCTTGTATTTAATCCAAATGATATTTAGATTATGAATGCCTTTTTTCCATTTAATATAGTCGCAGTATAACTCATACTCGTTATTCAGTAATAGCAGGTTATTCTCAAATATATATTTAGGCGGTATCCACTCCTTATTAACAAGATAACTGTCCCACAGCCTATCTATATTACTAGATAAGAAGGCTGTATCAAAGTATTCTAGCAATTTAATATAGATATTGTTCTCTCCGTCAATACTGTCTGTCGCCTTGATATAAGACCAGACAATCATAAATACCTCTTTTAAGTCTGGTAAGTCGCCGTTGCTACCGCTGCCGTTGCTGCCGTTGCCGCTACCGCTAGTGTCAATAATAGCCCTTATTTTCTCATAAATGGTATCTTTGTTCTTCGCTGTTAGTTTATTTAAATGACCGATTAATGTCCGTTTAGTACAAGAATTGTCAGAAAAGTCAGGGATAATAATATGGAACCGTCCTTTATTACTCGTGGTTCCTGCTCCTATTCCTGTTCCTATATTATTAGCGATATGTAGGCTCTTCTCTTTCTTGTTATTTAACTTTTTCTCCCATATCATCTTTGGGTCATAATACGAATCAAAACAACTACACGACTTTTTAAGGGCGTCCGCCTTATTCATAATATGTGCAGGAACATCTATATTATATCTACTGTGAAAAACAGAGAGACTGATTTTAATTACTTTCTCATCCATTATAATAGTAAATATATTTAATAATCTTATATATAAAATGGTATGTCCTATGGTATATTATATCATATCATATCATATAAAAAGTATATACATATAGTATGATATAATATACCATATTATATAATATATATATGATTTTAGATTTAAAAAAGCAATTTGTAGAAGACCTTGATAACATTTATAAAACCCATTTAATATACAGGACTATTGTAGTCTGTGGCGATAACCTAGCCGATTATAAGGAGTTGCTAGAGAACAAGGACTTCAGCGTATATGTTGTTAAAGCAGTTTCTAATATCAATATCAATTACGATACTTTAGACCATCGGATTATCCTAGTTAATAATGAGATGGTTGAAGACTTTTTAAATAGCATTATAGCGAATGATATAGACAACTTCTACACATATATAACATTCACATTTGACAATACCAGTATGAAGGATACGATTGTAAAGAAATACCATAATGTCCGTAATATCGTTAGTTCCATTCTGTAATTTATAAATAATAATATAGCATTATGTTAGGAAGAATTGAATGGCTAAGACGAAAGGAATGGGTATGACGAAAGGAATGGGAATGAGTTTTGGTAAAGGAATGGGTATGGGTATGAATATGAATTTTGGAAAAGGTATGAATATGGGTAAGGGCAAAGGCTCCAACAATATAACCTTAACAGGTATCATACTGATATCTGCTGTCTTTATATTTGCGATATTGATTGCGAATAGACAGCAGATACAAGAGGCGTTCTTTAGCGAGAAAAGATACAGTTTAGAGTATTACTATATGGATACTTGCGGACATTGCAGAGACTTTAACGAGACAGGCATTTGGGATAAATTGGGCGGATTGCCATTCAATAATGTATCGCTTAAAAAATACGATAGAGCAGAGCACAAAGAGCGCGTAAGCACCTTAGGGATTACTGGGTTTCCTGCGTTCGTTATGGTTGATAATACGGCTACCGCTGGGACAGGCGGCACTCCAACTATCCTAGCGTCCTTTGAAGAAGAGAGGACTTACGAGAACCTCTTGAAGTTCATAAAGGAGTATGAATGAATGTAATGGATATAAGATATAAGATAATAGATATAAGATAATATTAAAGTATCTTAATATATTAAAATGGGCGGTGGTATAACACAGTTGGTTTTAAAAGGGCAAATGGACGCATATATTAATATAAACCCTTGTATCAACTACTATAAATATGTTTATAATAAGCATGTTAATTTTTCTATGGAGAACAAGAATATTATCCCTGTGAATAACTCATCTATAGACTTAACAAACACCACAAAAAATATACAGATGACCTTTGAGATAAAACGCTATGGGGATTTAATAAGTAATATGTATCTGTCTTTTAACCTACCCGACATATATTCTACGGATACGCACAGGTTCCGTTGGGTATCTAATGTGGGGCACAACTTTATTAAAACGGCTACCATCAGGATTGAAGGAATTGTCATAGACGAGGTATATGGGGAATGGATGAATATCTGGAATGAACTGACGAACAAGGACGGCGTTGAATACAATAAACTTATTGGGAATATTCCCGAATACACCAGCCCTAACAACAACAACACGAGGTATGTTATCAGGAACAACATATTATATAATCGTGTGTATCCGTCCAAGGACAAGATAGCCGACGCTGACAATCCCTCAATAAAAGGGCGGGTATTACAGGTGCCCTTGAACTTCTGGTTCTCCCGTAATCCGTCTCTGGCTCTCCCGTTATACAAGATACAAAATCAAGAGATAAAGGTGGATGTTGAGGTGAATGAGATGGAGAAGTTATATCAGGTATGGTGCGACAAATTGAAAATGTATGTATCACCGGCATTCTTTAATAACATATATAATGTTAAGATAGATATCAATACTTTTTTGAAAGGCACAAGTTATGTGCAGTGTTTCCTAGATGTGAATTATATATTCTTAGATAGCGATTACAGGATGAGTTCATTACAGACAGAAGGGATTGTTAAATATGTGGTGGATTATGTGAAACGACAGACATTCCAAGCACTAAATATCACTAGCAACGGCGACTATTACACCTTAACAAGTTCTTATAATCACATCAAGGAGATTATTTGGGTATTACGCCGAACTGATATACCTGAAAAACTGAATATACACGACAACTATACTGCTTCGCACACATATAACGAGACGATGGGATTGTTAGAGAGTGCTCGTATTATGTGGGCGGATACTATAATCCGTGAAGACCAGAAGGCATATTACTATAATAACATACAGCCCTATCAGTATCATACGCAGGTGCCTAGGACGGGCATATATTGCTACTCGTTCTCTCTGTTCCCTGAGAAGATAATGAGTGCGGGCTCCTTTAATAACCAGATGACGACCACCTCGCTATACCTGAAAATCAATAATAAAGGTAGCGACACAAAGGATATCACGAAGACCGCTGAATATAAATATCTATTTGAGTTAGCGAAGCGAAACTCTGTGGATTATATCCAAGAAAAGGATGTTAAATTAGATGTTATCGTCTATACGAGGGTTATTAATGTATTCTCGGTAATTAATGGAACATGCAACTTTATTTGGGCTAGATAAGGCGGCTAGACACCTTGTATCTATTATTTTTATATCTATCTTTAATAAAAAGAGGTTATAATGGATTTGATGGTATTATTACTTATATTATTATCAGGATATATAATTAAATATTTAATAGATACCATAAACACCCTTAATACTGAAATAAGGGAGATAAAGATGAAGTGTATCTCAGGTAATAAAGATGTTAAGTTTGATAGTCCTATTAGCAGCGGCTCCGCTACTGCCGCTACGAATGCTGCGGCTGCGGCGACTAGTGCGAATGACACATTAATTAAAAACATCGCATACTTTAAGGACTACTTTGATGACAAATAATGATATAAATAATAAACGCACATATATTTAATATAAGGAAAGCATTCAGCGACGCTTATAAAATGCCTAGAAAAGCAAAAACCGCCGATGTGAATGCGAGTGATACGAAGAAGAAAAAGAATTTAATGAATACAATAATAAAGGATATCACGGTAGTTGATAACGAGGACATCATATTACAGTTGCCTTTGTCTAATACCCAAATTAATAAACTGAATATAACCGATAACATCCCGATAACCGAGTTTCCTGAGCCCTATGAGCCGAACTGCTTTTATATTAATGAGAACAACACCTACAGCACTATTCAAGACAACATCATATTTGACAATTCAAATAGCGAGTATTCTTTAAAAGTATCTCACAAAGAGGAAATACTGAATTCTAATAATAACTGCTACTGGTGTTGTCATCCTATAGACAACAGGACATTTGGGATGCCCTATAAATACAATATTAAAACCGATACCTATGTGTTGTTCGGGAACTTCTGTTCCCTAGAATGTGCTAATGCGTATAACTTCTCGTCCCACAGCGGCAGCGACAAAGTCTGGGAAATTAACAGTTTAATACAGATGCTTAGCAAACATTACGGGTTCTCGCATCCTATTCGCCCTGCTCCTTCCCGATTTTTGCTAAAGATATTTAATGGGCCGATGTCTATTGAAGAGTTTCGCAAAGGGCACTACACGAATGACAAGACATATATTCTAAACCTACCGCCTATGATTTCTACCAACTTCACCTACGAAGTTGTGAATACCTCGTATTTAAAGAATATTACCGACAATATGCATATTAAACTAGATAACCAGAGCAATAGCCACAATACCAAGAAAAAGACCGCCGCTGGCGCCGCTGGTGCTGCTGGTGCTGCTGGTGCCTCCGCCGCTTCCGCTAACACAATTGACAATAAACTCAGTCTAATCGTTTCTAACAACTAAAAATTGATATAAGAATAACAATCCTTATATATATGCGAAGATGACTACGACGATGACCGCTAATGCCGCCGATGCTGCCGCCGCTGCAGATGCTGCCGGCATATACTTCTCGCCTTATAGAATTTCCACGATAACTTGCAACGCAAATGTAGGTAATAATCTTAATGTTAATCTGGGTATATTATTTGACAATATCAGTATTATAGAGAATGTCGCTGAAAGCGGTGTTAAAGGGGTCGTGTGGGCTCAGTTTATGAAGAACGGGACTGACGCTTCTAAAGGTGTATATCCTAAGAAGCGAAGGAAAAGCAAGAAGAATACTATGAAAAAGAACAGGTTTGACAATCAAGTTACAGTTATCTATAAATTTACTGACAAATATATCCCGAATGTGAAGATATTTAAGAACGGCAATATACAATTAACGGGCATCAAGGATGTTAAGGATACTGAGGAAATTGTCAATCATATCATTAATGAAATTACGACTATCTATAACAATATTGACAAGGCTATTATTGTTAATCCTGAGCCAGACTATGTGTTGGATTTGAAATACCAGAATTTTAAAATTAGGATGATTAACACGGACTTTAAGGTTTATCACGACCCTGAACTGAAGAACGGGTTTGAAATTAGGCGAAAAGAAATCCACAAGTTGTTTATTAACGACGAGCACAACAATAAATGTAGTTTCCAGCCCGGAATATATCAAGGAGTTAAACTAGAATACTTCTGGAATATTCACAATAAAAACAAGAATGGTATCTGCTCGTGTCCTAAGTATTGCTACGGCAAAGGCACAGGGCAAAATCTAGGCGAATGTAAGAAGGTTACTGGAGCATTATTTGAAAGCGGTAGCGTATTGATTACGGGCGGCATAACATTCGCTCAGGTTGATGAAACCTACAAGTATATATGCGACTTCCTAGAAAAACACAAAAACATCATTAAGAAGCCGCCTCCTAATACCAATATGGCTCCGGTAGCGGCGATAGCAGCGGGAGCGGCGGCGTCCGTCTAGCCCTGCTAGCCTTAAATAGTATTTGTATGACATTCTATATTATATGTGTTAGTAGCAGCGTTAGCGGCGTCATTAGGAACATTATATTTTTTATAATCACCACTATTAACTGTGTTGTTTCCAGGTCTATTATAAGAAGGTATGTGATGACTTGCGTAAAAATGCGAACAGTATGCTACGGCATCTGGTTCAACCCTAGGTATCACATAATTATTTCCCCACGGCTTCTTGTCAAATAAAACATCACCTGTATATAACCCAGCGTTCTTTAAAGGCTCTGGTGCTTTCACATTAGGGCTATAATCTAACTCGGCATACATCAATTCACCTCCCATTTTTTGTTTTGTATTATTCTATTATATATATAATAAATAAAGAATATAAAGATTAAAGCATATTAATACTCATATAATGAGTTCGCAAAAAAGGAATGCTAGCGGCGGCGGAGCCCTAAATAAGAAACCAAAGAAAGATGGCGAACCTGACTTCCTTAGCGACGGCTTGGATAACAAGGCGATTTGTGATATAGTTCAGGATATTATGGCGATTATCCACGATAACAAAAGTAATACCGCACCGGCTCCGCATTCCCAGATAGTTAATAAGATAAGTAGCGATGACAAGTTTAAATTCTTTATTGAGAGATACCCTATGCTTTTTGATATGGTGACAAAAGAGACAGGGTTTGAATACTCAAGCCTAGAGTATTTCTTGTCTATGCGTGAGGAGATTATCAAGCAACGGATTACCAGCGAAGAGGCTTCTAAACAGGTAGGACAAGTATGGTTTGACAAATACTATAAGCAGTAATGCAGCGAAGCGGCGTAGCAGCGTAGCGGCGATAATACTCATTTTATTCATTATTTTTCCCTTTAGAAATATAAAAATTGATATAAGAAGGTATCATATATGTATTAATACGATTACCGCAACTACGACGATGACTTCCGCTTCTACCCCTGTTAAATTTCCTACCAACCTCTATGAACTTATAGAAGAAACATTTAAACTCTATGAAGAAAGGCACGCAAGCGATGCTAGCGACGCAGATAACAACAGTTATGCGAACTGCCTTATCTCTCTGTTGAAAAAGTATCACCTCTGGCCTATGATGAAAGTCAAGAAGTTCAAGGGACGCAGCGATATCGTCCTGCTACACAATACCTATATTAGGAATAATGTAGATAACTTTAAGGAACTATACGAACAGTGTCGCAGTATCGTTCTGGACTTCAGTCTTAATTGTAATAATAATATCGTAGTTACTTATGCTAACTCTATCCCTGAGCGTATCAATTACAATACTTATATCTCTACGCTCGGCGGCAGCGATGACAAAGTATATGAGGCGTATGACGGCACCATCATCACCGTCTATCATTATAAGGACGAGTGGTATTTCGGGACTTCCAGTTGCCCCGATGCGAACAGTTCTAAGTTCTCGCATCCTACCAAAACACACGGCAATATGTTTGACGAAATCCTCTATAAATACTTTAGCCAACATTTAGCGACAGAAGAGGGCAAGAGTTGTGAAGATGGTGCAGCGTTTCTACGGAGCGTATTTACGCAACATCTAGACCCTGCTATGGCTTACGAGTTTATTATCGTTCATCACGAAAATCGGCACATCATAGATTATACTGGGCTGTTAGGAGAGAATTATATGGAGATGTTCCACATCAACACCAAGCATCGCTGTTCGCTCGCCGAGAATGACATTATGTCCTCTATTATCCCGTCGCTGCTAGAGGTCGGCGTTAAATATCCCTTGCCTTTCAATAATATTCAGGAGGCATACGCACATATTAATACGACGCCTTACAGTTATGGTTTAATTGTTAAGAAGATGGTAGCGAACGGCGGCGGCGGCAGCGGCAGCGGCGGCAGCAGCAAAGTGAAGTTATACAAGATATCTACGGACGCTATCAATTATCGTGAAGAGACTGACCCGTGTCATCCTAATATGTGGATGAATATCCTGTCGGTATATATGAAAAACAAGACAGAATATACCATCAAGGATTATATCGCCAACTACCATCCCTATATCAATTTGCCGGTGGATAATAACGGGCATAAGATAGACCCGACATATCTCATCCATACCATCATCTCCACTATCAAGGACAGCCTGTATTCCTATTATAAGGCGACGACCGTCTATTATCCCAACTATAACCGCTTTAAGATGAATAAGGAAATGGATAAACAGTTTCCGCCGATTATCCAGTATCATTTGGCTCAACTGCGTAATCTCCAAGTTAATACCTATAAGACTAAGATGATTACTATGGGTAATGTGTATCACTACATCTGTCAATGTAATGACATTAACAACATTAAAACCCTCATCCAATTCTTCGCATCCAACCCGATTAACGAGATGTCGCCGAGAACCTCTATGTGTTTCGCTATAATGACTAGCCTAATCTCCTAAAATCGCTTAATCTCCTAAAATCGCTCTCCCATTTCCTTAAAATCCCCTGCGTTAAATATCCTTTGTATTATTTTTTATATTTATAAAATAAAATAAAAATCGCGCGTATATATAGAAAGAAATATGGTTAGTATAGAAAGCCTTCTCCAACAATTACAGAATGGAGGAAAGAAGTCTATTAAGCGTAAGCCGGCGGCGGCGAAGCCTGTTCGTGCTCGTTCCGCATCACCTGTTAGGCGCAAGGCGAAGCCCGTGAAACGCCGTGTCTTCCCTAAGATGAGAAGAAGCATAGGTGGGTTCTTTGAGGAATTAAATAATATGGTTGCGGGACAAGGACCCGAAAAGAAGGATAAAACCCCTGTGGTAGCCGGAACTGTTAATCCTGCTGCTACGCCTATGGCTCCACCTGCTACGGGCGCTATGGGTGGCGGTCGTTATCGTGTGTTTAAGAAGAAGGTCGCTACAAAGAAGCCCTTAAAGAAGCCTAAGCGTCGTATGACATTTGGCGGGTATGAGGGTGAAGAAGTAGCGGAAGCAGCGGAAGCAGCGGAAGCGGCAGCCGCAGCGGAAGCGGAAGAAGCCGAAATGGAGCAAGAAGGCGGACGCCGTCGTGTGTTTAAGAAGAAGCCTAAGCGCCGTCCTACTTCCAGAGGTCGTATGTCATACGGTGGATATGAGGAGGAAGCCCTAGGCGGTCGCCCTCGCCGTCCCCGTGCTCGCTCCGCTTCCCCTGCTCGTCGTCGTGCCCCTGCTCGCCGTGTCCGCCATTAGATAATAGATATTATTGATAAATAGCCTTTTTTTTGTAATATATTAAAAAATGATATATAAGATAGATATAATATAGTTAGTATAGAATATGCCTACATTCCAAAATTACAGTTATGACGAACCCTCGGGATGCTCTAGTTTTGAAATAAACAATATTGACCTAGCGATTATTAATGGTATTCGCCGTGTTATATTAACCGACATTCCTATCGCTGGTATTATCGGGGAAAAACTAGAGAACGACGACCCTACCGTTGATATCCTAATAAATAACGGAGCACTCCACAACGAGATTATTATTCATCGCATCGGTCTCATCCCTATCTGTCTTAAAGAAGATGAAATAGACGATTACAAGGATGACAGCATTTGTATTGAATTGAATGTGAAGAATACCACAAACAAGACGCTAGATGTCCTAACGAGCGACATAACGGCGACCCGTGAAACCACGACCCGCAATACTGTTAATATCACTAAGGAAGAACTCGCCACCATCTTTCCAGCCAACAAGATATCCGGCAACCATATCTTAATAACACGCCTGAGAACCGGCGAACATCTACATTTTAAAGCGAAGGTCGTTAAGCGGACTGGTCGTGATAATGCGTCGTTTAATCCGGTGTCGCTCTCTAACTTCTCGTATATCCAAGACCCCAAAGAAGCCGACAAAAAGACCAATATTCTAGACAAGGAACGCTCGTATTACAAAAACAAATATGGTGATGCTGTGCGGTTCAAGTTTGATATTGAAAGCATAAATCACAATATCGGTCCCAAATACCTCGTTTCTAAATCGCTAGATATCATTATAGGCAAACTAGAGTTGCTTAGGCGTGAATTGAATAATGCTGATGCGTCAGCAGCGGCGACCAAAGTTAAGATACAGCAATTTCAAGATATCGCTGGAACTTACGAGTTTATTATTGAAGACGAGGACGATACGCTAGGTAATATTATACAATCCCATATTCACAATCATTTTATTAGAGAAAATAACAAATACAAGGACAAGATATCTTGCACCTATATCGGCTATATCTGCCCGCATCCGCTAAAATCCTTGATGATTTTGAGGATATCGCTTGAAAATGCTAGCGATGCTAAGATATTCTCGGCATTCCTAGATGATAACTGTGCGGTAATCGCCGAAGAACTATCCAAGATTAAAAACGATTGGATGAAGTTCGCTATTGACAATATTTAGATACGCATTTGTATATACAAACGCTACCTTCGGCTCCTTCCTTATATACTTTTCTTTTAATACTCTTTTTATCTTTTTTATCTAATAATAATATATATTATTGTAGTAAATAGAAACATAAGTTCAATATGGCTACGGATATAGAATACTTAGACGAAGAACTGGATGATATTGAATATACCGAGATACTCACTTTTGAAGAGATGAGCCGTATCAATCCTTCGTTTATTGCTTTGGATAAGGAAGAGATATATAACAGCCTCTATGTTTTTTTTAAAGATAAGAAGAAAGCCGACCAATTGCGAAGCCTATTCTATGAGATACTAGAAAATCGTGAGAGCAAGAATGGTAAAATAAAGGATTACAGCAACTATATCTTCGCAGCCGAAGGCGAATTAGAAAATTATGGAAGCGGCGAAGGCGATGGCGATGGCGATGGCGGCGGCGGCGACCCTAAAGACGCTGTATATAACTTTATAGGCAAATATAACAACAAAAGCGACCTCCGTGAATTCACTAAGCGTAAATTTGCTGTATCCTATGACAGAAAATCTAATAAGATAAGATTAAAGCCAACTCATAATACTACTATAGTTATTGGCGCAGCCGCTGCCGCCCAGAAAGATTTCCCTAAATATCACCAGATTATCAAGGATTACCCAGTTGTTAATTGCGATAGCGTAGAGAAGGTTGAGAATATATATAATATTAATGATACTGATGATGACGGCGGTAGCGGCGGCATCTCTCTTCCTATATTAGGTGCCTATTACAAGATACCAACGACCACCGTGAATGACTATATGTATGCGAAGATAGCATCGCATCTATTAAACAGCGTTAATACGACCTACAGGGCGGCTAGCGCTTCCATAGATATTTGCGACTTAATCAAGAAGACACGCCCTGATATTGAGATGTCTATTAAAGAGATTAATAGCAATAAAGACGCCTTTTATCTAGACTACGGTAATATTAACAACATTTTAAAAAAATACGACTATTCCTTGGACTTTATAACCGAGAAGGATTTGGAGGTTTTAACAGAATGTATGTATTCTATTATAAAGGGCGAGAAGGAACGCAAGCACGGAGCCCACGGGGCATTCAAGATTAAACGCCCTGTCTTGATTAATAAGAAACTGACCTTCTATGATAATATTGAGAAGACGCTAAAAATCATCAATATATCTCCGCAAGTTAAATCATTTCTAGAGAAGACAAAGGATATTATATTAAAATACAAAAACGACATCATACAAACTGAGGTTATCGCATTAAAAAATTATAATGTCTATGATATCATTAAGCAGATTAACGATGACGCTATTACGATTGAGGAGATAATAGACGAACTCAAGTTATCTATAAAGACCATCAATATAGATAATGCTCTAGAGACCATCAACGATATATTAGAGGCTCAAGAAAATCTAGGAGATATCAAGGAAGATTGTGATAATGTTAAGAAATACTTTGTATATTCACGAGAGCACATATTTGATTACGACAAGGACGGAAAAAAGTATGTTATATCTAAGAGAGAGAACAAGGCGATTAGCGATGGAAACGACATAGACAACTACGAAGGGCTAAAGGATGATGACGATATTATTGAAGACGAAAATAAGGGGTTTGTAGGCGATGCTGATGATGTCGGTGTTGGCGGTAGCGGCGGTAGCGGCGTTGGTGGTAGCGGCACCGTAGCGACAGCCGTTAATAACAATTATGACATTAATAGGTATATAGCGAACATTCACTTCAGGAATGACAAGGCATTTATAGAGATTTTAAAAATAATTCTAGAGTTGGTTAAGAAGATTAATGATGTCGCCAATATTGATATTGACTATGACGCCCTGTCTAACCATATATTCCAAAAATATCGCTCTATTTTAACCATAACACGATACGAAATATACCTAAAGAAATTGAAGAAATTGAAAGTCGCCGGAGCCGCCGCCGGCGCCGAAGATATCAAGAAATACGCCAAGAAATATGCCGAAAGAGTGCCCTTATATTTGGACTTATGTTTATCTAAAAACAATCTAGATAAACGCCACAAATGGTATGAGGATATAAGGAAAGCGACTGCCGAGGAGTTTATAAACAAGGCACACATAGATATAGTGAAGACCGCCAATAAGGAGTTCGTAGCCGCAATCAACTCCATATTTTACGAGGCTATCTGCTTCTGGATTGTAGATACGCAAGAGAACATATTAAAAAACAACATAGCACTAAATGCGAATATGATGAACCCAAGGCATATTGACACATTCAATAGCAAAGGGCTGCTATATTATATTATAGAATTGTCAATAGACCACTTTAGATTGAGCGACGACAACGACTATATGATAAATACCGACGCTTTACAAAAAACCCTAGTTAATATCATTAAAAACGGATATAAGGACAAGGGCGAAGCCATATTGAATGAACTGATTAATAAGAAGAATATTGATGCGAAGAATAGGTGCTCTGTAGATAGGAATAGATATACCGACGAGGAACAGTATTACATAGATAAACTGCTTTTAACACCAAACATTAACTCTAAATACGAGAAGATACACAAATATATCCAAGGCTGCTGCCTACGCAAACTTAACAACGACTTTAACGACATAAGCGACTTTGTCAATAACGACAATACGGAGATTATAAAATTGAAAGAGCACTATTCCAAAATTAATCTAAACAACAAGGAGCGGGACACCAGATATACGCTGCCTCGGCTGGCTAAAATACACAAGAAAGGCGACAAAGACGCTAAAGACGCTAAAGACGCTAGCGAGGATGACGCAGACGACGGCGATATATTCGCAAATGAGGTTAGGGATAAGGTTAAACACATTAAATATGTAGTTAAAAAACCCTTTGTTTTTAATTTTAAAAATTATGGCGTTGATGAGTGGCTAGATGAGATGGATGGGAAGTCTCCGCTATTGCCTAGTAATCTAATTGTCAATCTAAAGAATTACAATATTGATGCTGTTAAACAGGCGATTACCGACAACATCAAGAGACTTAAGAATATAAAGAGTAATGTTAGCGGCGATTTTTTAAACTGTGCGTATGTTAATTACAAAGAGATATTGCTAAATATATGTAAGATATTGTATGTTTGTAAGGGAGCGACGGCGACGGCAGGAGCGGACGATGTATTCCAAGATAGGATTATGAATTCCATTAAAGACATTAAGAAGATGGCTAAGTATCTCTATGATTTAAATAAGAATTATGATGCGGACGACGAAGTCGTCGTTAATATTATAAATCTAGCGGTTATTGCGAACTGCTTGAATTACCCTGATTTGCTGGGTGTTGAGAATATCCCTAAGAAATTTGTAGCGGATAAGGCTGACAAACTCTATGAATATTTAAAAACATACTTAGAAGGAAAATATAACAAGTTCTTAAGTCCTGAGGAAATCACGGTATTTCTTAATGAAAAGCGTGAAGAATATAAAATTAAGAAATTAAAAGATAATGCCGACTTAGATGTAGAACAGAATGATATTCGCCGACAAATGAAAGCGGCTGGTATTAAAGATGCCTATAATACTAACAAGGACAGCGAAGCCGGAGACGGTGCCGAAGGTGTCGGTGATGCTAATGGAGAAGACGCCGATGCTAGAGGAGATGGCGGCGATGCTAGAGGAGATGGAGCAGATGCTGGCGATGGCGGCAGTATAGCAGATACTTATAAGAATGACGAAAAGGATGCCGACTATAATAGCAAAGATAATGATAATTATAATATATATGACGATGAAGATTATGAATGAATATGAATTATGAATGAATATGAATTATGAATGAATATGAATTATGAATGAATATGAATTATGAATGAATATGAATTATGAATGAATATGAATTATGAATGAATATGAATTATGAATGAATATGAATTATGAA